TTTCATTCACGATCAATTCGTGGCAATCTGTATGATCAATGGCCTCACCATAGAGCATTGCTCCCCCAATCACGAAAATGTTCTCTATAGTTTTCAATTTATAGAGATATTTCAAGGCACTGTCTAGCGAATTGAAAAACAGTACGTTGGGGTCGAAATGAGAATGGACGAAATCCATCGATTTATTGGATTTTAACGGTTGGCAGGTATGTCCTGTAAACAGGGGAACAGCTGTGGCCGGACTGCGCGATGTAATACAGATGTTCAGACGATTCGGCAATGGTCTGAAATTCAGACTTTCAAACGTTTTGCGACCCATAATGACCGCATTGATCTTGGTTTCGTCGATCCGTTGGGTCGTTACGTTCCTGAAATATTTCATATCTGTTTTGTTACGCCACGGAAGTTGGCCGTTGATACCGATTCCGCCATTCGGCGATGTTGCTGCAATAATGGTGAAATGATTCGGCATAAATTATATAATATAGAATGAACCGTTTATATTATATTAGATACAAAATTGAATATAGTAATTATATTGTAAATAAATAGTATATTCGTATAATAGATGTCGGGACAGATCGATACTTTCAATTTCACCCAAGCCGAACTCAATGAAATAGCGGAGATTTATTCCATAAATTTTATGCTGTATCATTACAAACTTACCGCTGATTTTTGTGTTAAATACATATTGAGCACCGACGACTATGCAGCGTCAGTAGAAGATAGTTATTTCGATGTATATGACGTATTACGGTATCAAACGCATCTAACAATGAAAGATATTGTCGACGCGTATAAAAAAATAGAGGGGTAAATATTCCTCCGCTCTGCTTCGAAATATCTGATCGTTCCTCCGCTCTCCCTTGATAAGTAACAAATCTATAATTATTCGTAATGATCCTCATCGTCATCATCATCATCGTGTTCCGTAAATCCACCAAACTCTTCTAGAGTTAGTTGTCGGCTCTGACCAAACTCCTCGCCCGAAATATGTAGTTTGGGTAAATCACCGCCCCTCTGCCGCAACTCTTTTTTCTCGACCAATTTTCCAATCACGCAAATGTAAGGATCATTGAGCTCAAATCTGACCCCGACCACCCGGACAACAATCTTATCGTTCTCCTTTGTCTCGGCAAACGTACGATCCGTAAAGTGATGATCCCGCGCGACAAAGGCCGTTATAGGTACTGTGCCAGTAGTATCGGTAACTTCGGCGTGAACACCCGCTTTGGTAACCGTCTTGACATCGCACTCGATCAACATCCCTTCGACCGGGCTACATATCATACATTCAAACACGGTATTAAATTCGACATTCGGTCCATTCACATTCCCGCTTGAATATCGTATGACTTTGATCGAACCCGGGCGAATAAACCCTTCAGCAATACATTTTCCTTCGTTCCGTTTCGAAATGATCTTTTCTAAATTATCCTTTATGCTCTTTCCGACTTCGGCAATTGGGAGAATCACTTTCATCGTCAACATTGATTGGATGTATACGCCATAGATTTTACGCTCAGGCTTCTTTTGCATCATTCTAGTTCTCGACGGTTGCATAATGTTATACTGTTATACTATTATAATGATATAGAATAATGTTTATATCATTGTATTTTTCAATTTTTTGATCGTCCGCGTTTCGTACGTTTTTTACTGGAGTTTCGTGTTCCTCCTCTTCGTTTTGTTGTTCCTGCCTGTTTAATACCATATTTACTTTTAAGTTCTTCCAATAATAATTTTTTTCGTAAACGTTCTTCCTGATTACCTGTTTCAACATTACCTACTGAAAGAATGTTTCTTGGGATGTTATTTCGTTGTTTTCTCTTTGCTTCGATATTTTTTTGAGTTGCTATTCTTCTTAAATTTTCATCAACTTTTTGCTGTGTTAATAATTGTTGAGCTTTTATATAATCATCGGCGGCATTATCGTCGCTATATTCTTCCTCTTCTTCACCAGCATCAACAACGTCAGTAGTAGCATCTTTTGACCGGCTAATATTAGACAATAAATCTTTAATAAAACTAAGTCTTTGTCCAACCTCTTTACCTCCCGAACTTTTTTTGATTTTTTTGATAGTTTTTCTTTTTTTGATAGTTTTTCGTTTTTTGTATGTTTTTTGTACCCTTTTCATATATAATATAATCATACATTACTTGACCAATTTCGATAATACCGATCGCTCTAAATCCAAAAACCACACTTTGTCATCACGCCCCATCTTGTTATAATAACGCATCAACATTTCCATAATAATACACATCCCTGGTTTCACTATCAGGTTTTTGCCAGATTCCGTATCCTCCGTGTTCTCTTCCGTATATTGGAAATCGGTCTCGACAATCATATTGATCTTCTTCATTACATCCTTCTTTCCTTCTCCCCCACATCGAGAACCCTTCTTCAATTTACTCTGTAAATCCAGCGTTTTGAAGACGACATCATTGTTTCGAAACACTTGCATAAATCCAACAAGACGGCTCATTTTCGACGGAGGGACAAACGACGTAGGAATCGCGGCTTTCAACGCCGAAATCCGGTCGGTCGGTTGGGCCGCGGTCCAATCTCCTTTGTCACTCTGTATATAAATTTTCAATCGATCTTCACTGCTTTCTACCAAACGATCTACTGCCAAGATGATGGTCCGGAATCCGCGCACTGTCACTATTTTGGGGTCGAAATACGCTTTCATTTCCTCTTGGAAAGGCATCTTGACTTGCCCACTGAGAGAACCTTCCGAATACAAATTCTGGATAAGAACCAGGCGTTCTTCAAAGGTCAATACATCTAAAAAGTGATGAATGACGAACAAATGTATGTCCGATTCTTCGATCGCGTGATTCTCCATAATGACGTCGAATACGTATCCCGTATTCTTGTACCAATCCGGTTCCCCCGACGCCATTTTTGCACCCTCTCGCTTCTTGGTTCTCCATTCCTGTACTAAATCGACCGCGGATCCTAGCCGCTTCACAATATTATCATAGTCGATTTGCACTTCTTCCTCGGTTTCAGTTTTCTCCTCTTCGTCCTCCAAGAGCAACGGTGCTTTCTCCTTGGGTAATTCAATTTCCACATATTCCCGTTTGTGTTGGATCGGGAGAACTCGCTCGTACAAAGAGATCCCTTCGTCGCTGATTTCCACCGGTTGGAACACGTACAAATCATCGCGATTGATCAGGTATCCGGTCCGTCCCCAATGGTCAAACACATATTCGGATTTGTTATCCACGAACCGGGACAATGCGTAGTCAATGTGGCTCGTCGGATATTTCTTCAAAATATTGATCGATGTGATCAGGTCGTCACGACGATACGAAGTACGTTCTCGGAATAGGTCGCGAATCCGCTTGACGATCCCGCTGTAATTCATTTTCAAAAAGTCGTCATTGTAGGTTTCCTGGATAATATCGGTCTCAGCAATGGGTTCCGAGGCAGGGCTGCACGTAAAAGCGCAATTGTCCATATAATCGCAGATTTGACTGAAAGGTTTGTCGCCGATGGAGAACGCGACCTCTTCGCCGCCCTTGCTCGACAACTGAATCTTGATGTCCTTATTCTGCGCCATTTCCGCCAATTTTTCCACGGTCAGGTTGGTCTGGCCGATGTTCAATAAGCAATCCACCGCAACCTCTTTCAAGAGCCGGGTCACTTTGCCAATCAGGATGGCCTTCTTCTCGGCAAAGCGGTAGACGTAGAGATCGGCGGGTTCTTCCTGGTTACGCGGGATCGTGGCGTGTAAATAAATCTCGACATTGCGATGTTCGAATTCGAGACCGCAATGACTCAAATTGCGCACCCCGCGACCAATGATCTGCTCGATACGGCTCATATTGTACCAGGGTTCCAAGATATGGATTTGACGAATGTATTTGAAGTCGAGCCCTTCTGACCCCGCTTTCGAGATAATAATCACCTTGACTTTTTCCCCGTTCTTGTTGTTTGGATTGGTAGCTATTTTGATGTCCGCAAGATTGTCCGGTGAAAACGCCTTGTTACCCGTAATCATCATATATTTGGCCTGTTGGAAACCAGACGATTGGGAACGCGGTTTCATCGTAATCGCATCAATCGGTTCGACAGGGGGCTCCTTGAAGAGGGATTTTGCGTGACTCGCCACACTGAAACGGCCGAACCCCATTTCTTCGAGGGCGAGGGCAATGGGCACCACTCCTCCCTCGATGTATTGGGTATATATCAATACGATTCCGGTCGAATTACGGACGGATTCGCATATTTGGGCGATTTTGCTGCTATATTTACCGATATTATCGGGGTGAAACATTTTCGCTTCTTTGTAGGCGGGGTTGTATTCAAAATCGTAAATGTTGGGTATGGCGCCCTTGTCTTCCTTGCGCGTCATTATGTTGTAAAGCCCGCGTTTGCCCACGATATTTTTGATAATTTCCTCGTTCTTTTCTTCGGGATAAGGTTCCAATGTACTCGGACTCGATTCCTTTTCCTGTTCGGGAGAACTCTCGGGGTTAATTTCCGGTAATTTATCTATTTCTGTATTAGGAAAAACAATATTAAGAGCCTCCAATGGCTGCATCAATACAGTGTATCCAAACGATTCCATATTTTCAAAAGAGGGTAGTTCGCGAACATCGCCGAATTTGTTGGTCGTACTAAACGATTTGTTCCGCAAATGTTTCATAATAAAATCGTACCCTTTGGCCTGGTATTCCCCGATCTGGCTCACGAATGCCGGGGTATTGCTCAGGGGTTCTTCGATGGTTCTTCCGTTCAACTGTTGAGAGGGGTATTTCTCAATCGTTTTCACAAAATGTTCGGGGGAAAAGGTATCGGGATAAATACGCAGGGGAAAGGTATATGGGTTCTCTCCCCGCACAAAGGATACGTAACCGGTCAATTTACGCTGTAAGAGTTCTCTACCACCCTCAATCTTCTTACCATCTTTTGACACTCTCTCGGGTAAAAATCCGCCCTCTTTGTCGAATACATCGTCCTCCCGTATGGTCGCCCGTTTGTCGACCGTGTTCATTAAATTGGTCAGCCATATGATTTCCTTGTAATTGTTGTACATTGGCGTAGCCGACAACAACAACAATCGCATATTGTTGGCGTATCTCGCGACATCCGTCAACAAGCTCGCGGTTTTGGCGTCCTCACGATTGTCGTCGGAAATGCGGATGTTGTGTGCCTCGTCAATGATGATCAAACGATTGTCGAAATATTTGTGGATTTTCTTGATGCGCAACTGTTTTTGTTGATCCAGAGAGAACCTGGCGGCCTCTGGAATCTGGGTATGGCGTTTGATATAATTCGCGAGTTCGGTATATCCCATAAATGTATAATTCTTTTTAATAATCGTATTGACTTCGCTCAGAATGCGATCCTTAGGAATCCCGGTCAGATTGGTAGGATTGATCTCCTTTAACAAAGAATTGCCGATGCACGTATTGGATGTCCACAGACCATTGACCATTTTCAGTTTGCGTTCGTCGAACAATTGGAGCCGATAGTTTTCTTGGACGTTGGGCGATGCGATGATGAGGATTGGTTGGTTCAGTCCGATCTGCTTCATATATGCTCTCATTTCTTCGGCAATTCCGATACTACTACACGTTTTACCTGTACCTAATCCCATAAACAATAACAAACTATTGTAGGGTGTTTGCATTGACATAAAGTTCTTGACAAAAAGTTGGTGAGGCATTAATTCAAAGTCGGCATCGCACAATTTGTTGGCCTGTTCTTTGATGTCGTAAATCGTTCCGTCGTACTGGGTGTCATTGAATTCCTTACGTTTGGCGATTTTTATATTGAAATTAGGATCGTTCAATTCAGGGTACAGGAATCCGAGGGATTCGGCATCCTGCAGGTCTCGCAGGTTCTCATTCTCTATCTTTTCTTTGTTAAATAAAAAGGTATTGTATTCTTTGGATTCAATGTTGCTGGGTGCGATATCCAATTGACTTTGTAGTTTTTCCTCTTGTTCTGTGACTTTCAAGGGTTCGGGGAGAACCTGGACTCCTTCTCCTTCTCCTTCTATTGACTTTTGTGGTTCTTCTTCTTCCGTAGGAATGTCTATTTTCGTCTCCTCGTCCAACGCTGGTTCTCTAATAGGTTCTCTAATCACTAATTTTCTTTTCGATTTTTGTAGAGGAACAATACTAGATGGACTTGGCCGTTCCACAATTTCGGTAGGGGAAAAAGCTGACAATAAATTTTGAACGGTAGACGGTTCCGGGACCGGAAAAGGAGAAGGGGCAGGCTCCGTCACAGTACGTTTCTTCTCGTTTTCCAAACAAATAATTAAATGAACTAGGTTCTCTTTGGTCTTAACGCCAGGAGTATTTCCGAGAACCGACGGATCATTGATCAGTTCGGAGTGTATTTGCCGTAATTTCGGACCAGTGAGCGCCATAAGTTCCCCTTTTCGGACCATATCAATGTCCGTCGGTTGATAGTTCTTGTTACACTCCGTACCCTGAACAATAGGCCCTATTACCTGTTTCGTAGGAAGGGGCTCGGAAACTCGTTTGGACAAATCCGTCGGACGGATGCTTAAAATGGCGCTTTTTATCGATTGCACAATCGAACCCGGACCGGGAAGCCGCGTTTCCTCCTCGCAAACCCCGGTTTTCGGGTTTTTACGTGTACCTTTTTTGCATTTTTTTCTTTTATCTTTCTTCGTTTGACCAGAGGAGCTACGCTCTGGAGAGCGCTTTTTGCTCGGAAGAGTTAGGTTCGACGACATATAATGTAACAAATCTTATTTACATTATACATATAAATTCTAATAGTAAAGAGAACCCTATTTTCCTAATATGAGAGGAAAGAGTGTTAACGTACTATGTATATTTGTGATCAGCCGTCTTTTCTCTAAATTGTAGCTACGTATAGAATGCATACAGTCTTCGTAGGATTTCCATTCCATTTTACTGACTTCCGTAGGATCAAAAGTATTCGTATCCAACGACTGTTGATAATCCATATATGTCAAATAATACTTATGCTTGTACGACTTGTAGTTCGATCCTGTAAATATTTCTTCAAATGGCATCAAATTCTGAATACTCTTCAAATGGTGATAATTGTAGCCGGTCTCTTCCGAGAACTCACGCAAAGCACATTCAAAATCCTTCTCCTGGTAATTACGACGGCCTTTGGGAAACCCCCATTCGGCTTCTTCCCAACGACTGTATTGATTGCTCTCGTCAATCAATGACGACAATGAATATCTGGTCTTCGATCCTTTACATAAATCCTCCCCTTCGTTTCTGCCACCTCCCTTGCTAGCATTGGACTTCGGAATATCTGAGAATTCCTCCTCTGCGAGCACACCATTCTTTTCGCTTCGAAATCCTCTTGAAACCCCGTTTTGCAACAATTGAAATTTGTCTCTTGAGATGGTTTCCTCTGATCTATATTGATTAGAAATCGATTCATTTCCCCAAACCCGTTTCCAAGCAGTAGCGAAATCTTGGGTGCGGAGAACCTCCTTTTCATTCTGGGTCATCTGTTTTAACATATTCATTATGTATTCTTTGTTGTAAATAGAATACTTACCTCGCATAAAATCAATATAACCTAAAGTATCTTTTCGCCGTATCATTAAATATTCGATCTTCCTATTACCAAAATCTTCAGATTTCGTTGTTGGCCCTTTTAGGACCTGACCATTCGGAACTCCAACAATACGAAAAACGATGATGCCAATACTAGTAATCGGCATTTTGCAATGATGGTAATAGTGCCCCAATTTTCCACAATTGTTACAATAGTTTTCAGACATTTTAAATTATTTACAAGGCTACACAGAGAACATCAATTATCTTTATACCCTTGAACAAATAAACCAACGAAAACGGTAATTGTTCATCGGTGTATATATTTATAGGTACGAACAATATAGTATGCAATTCAGTCCCGAGGTATGGGGACCACATTATTGGTTTTTCTTACATACTGTGGCCGAGTCGTATCCGACGCACCCCAACGCAGTAACAAAACGCAAATATTACGATCTGATTCAAAATATGCCCCTTTTTATACCTGATGCCGAAATTGGAGGGAAATTTAGTCGAATGTTGGACAAGTACCCCGTAACACCCTATTTAGACAATCGCGATTCGTTCGTACGGTGGACTCATTTTATGCACAACAAAATGAATATGAAATTAGGGAAACCCGAAATGTCGCTACCACTCGCCTTAGAGAAATATAGGGACGAGTACGCACCCAAACCCTTTATTTTTAGCGAGCGAATCAATATGCGTAAACACTATATCCACGCCGCCCTAATATTGTTGTTTTTGTTCTTATGTTATTACTATTGGAAGTAGGGAAACCTACGACCCCTTCCCTTTACATCTTAAACTCATTTATCGCCTTAATAACGACTATGCCGTTCAGAGAGTGGGCGATATAAATGAGAAAATGAAGTAGAAGAAAGCTAAATAAGGTTTTTTTGTAAAAATATAACATAAATATAAGTAGGATTGATGCGTATCGAACTAATCATATTAATAGTCGCAGGATTATTGATTGCCAATGTCTATACCGAAGGCAAATATTTAAAACTAGCATTTACGTGGAAAAAGTACTATAAAATGGCCGGAATCGCATTTGGTGCATTGATGCTCTACGTTCTCTTTAAGAAGAATCCATTCCGAGCCCAACAGATGATCGCCACGACCAACGAATACATAAAATATCTGCCGTTGGACCGTGGTACCAGCAATATGATTTCCCCCATCTTAGACTTTACGTCAAAACAGAATTTCGGAAGTAACGAATACAATTTCCCAGTCGTACCAATGCCTCAGACCATAGGCGAAAGCCGGATAATGAGATCAGGTCAACAAGCATTGACACCAGAAGCAGGTAAAAAGGCGACGAAACGGTCAGTGAGCGAGACCAAGAAGAAATACGTGGCGTCCAATCAAAACTGGAAATGTGGGGAATGTCAGAAACAATTGAACGCGTGGTTTGAAGTAGATCATAAAATTCGACTAGAGTATGGAGGGAGCAACCATATCGACAATTTAGTGGCATTGTGTCGCGAATGTCACGGAAAGAAAACTACGATAGAGAATTTATAATATAAGCAGGATTTCATATTTATCGTAGGGAAATATATAGGCAAAATATAAAGCGATGTCAACCGAAAACGAAACATCAAATGCCCTTATAAACGAAGGGTTAGAGAACATTTTGAAAATATTCCCATACGCAAAATCGGCTCAAAATCTATTAAACAATATTATGACTATAATACCCGACATTATGGGTAAAAAAGATGACATAAGTATTGAGTATATTTATAATGGGATTGGAATAGTTCTCTTAGTAGTAAGCATTGTCATCATCGACCAGGTCAAACACAACACTATGTTGGTTCCTGAAACTCCCGAAGGCACCATTTTCATAGTCTTCCTTATTTTCTTATTAATCAATGTTATTTACACTTGTTATTTGTATATTAGTGATGTTCATCTGAAAACAAGACAGGATATGTCGTTATTACCTTATACTATAAAAACAATAATACATACCATACCACTCTACATCATTGTATTCGTGTTTTCCCTTGTTGTATTCATATTATACAATATTTTAGGATGGATAACCAAATTTTTTTACGGGATTTTAGAAATAATATCTTATATCACAAACGTGATATCTAAGATACTCGGTGACAAGGACGAATCCAAGGTATTGTATAAATACGGCAGTCTTTACGCAGTTATATTCGGGATCATTATCATACTTTACTACGCAGCATTAGACCCGAAGGCGTTATCTGGGAAAACGTTTACCTACACAATGTCAATTATTATCCCCCTCATCATAATATTTTCATTGATAAACCCATTCTCCAACAAACAAGGATCCGGAATGTCGATATTAATTATCGGAGTGATAGTGACCTTTTTCACGGCCATATTTTATTTTTATTCGAAGGCGAATGCAGCAACTTTTGAATTAATGAATTATTTCGTTATGGTACTCATCATATTATTGTCAATCGTCGGATTATCCATATTTTTTTACATTATGGGTAACTATTTGAAATCATTATCTGGATGGACAGGATTTATGGTATATTTATTTTTCTATATTCCTTGTTTATTCATCGATTTTGTAAAGTACATTTTGAACGAATTTAAAATGACCGCGGATCCTATTTTTATCATATTAATCGTGGAAATCATATTGATCGTATTGTATGTATATTTGCCGTGGATACTTAAGAAGTTAAATACGTCGAAAAGTAGCGATCTATTACCCGGGAGCGCCTTCTTAGATATAAAGCAGACCATAGGAAACAGCGAAATGAACAAAATGCCCAAATATTTACAAGGTATAAACAATTCAGATAGCGATTTGGTCTACAATCAAAATTACGCATACTCGATGTGGATATTCTTGAATCCTCAAGGTTCTGAGTACAGTGGGTACAAGGGGGAGACCCAGATCTTCAATTACGGGGAAGGAAAACCCAAGGTTTCTCATATAGTTGATTCGACAACCGGTGAAAGCAAGTATCGAGTTTACTTTACGAATTCGGTAATACAAAAGGCATATTACGAGTTCTCTATGCCTGCCCAAAAATGGAACAATTTAGTAATGAACTTTACGTCGACGCAGGCCGATCTGTTCGTCAATGGCCAACTAGAAAAGACGTATTTGTTCGAAGGCAATCCACCGAATTATAGTCCTACCGATTACGTTACCATCGGTCAAGACAAGGGATTAGACGGTGCCATATGCAATGTCGTATATTATCCCAAGAACATATCGTTGATAGAGATCGCTAACAATTATAATTTATTGGTGCTGCGAAACCCCCCTACTTATAAGTAACTTTCCTCCGCTCCGCTTCTCTCCTTTATTATGTCTCCCTAACATTTACACCGTTGTCAAGGAATATACAAATAATATGATATAATATAATATAATATTATTACAATGAACGCGGTAGCTATTATTTTAGGAATTGTTATTATTATTTTAGTTTATGTATTGTACAAATATTTTACTAGCACAGCTACCACACTACAATCGTCAATGGTGGATTTAAAAATATCTCAACCGGTCATTAACAAAATAAGCAATCCGACCAATACGCAGTACGCGTATGGATTATGGGTATACGTTAATAATTGGGACGCCAACGAGAACAAGGTATTTTTTAGTCACAAAGACATATTGAATGTGTATTTATTGAGAGACCGACCTTCGCTCTGTGTAGATGTAACTATGAGTGATTTGTCGATCAATTCCACGATCATCACCCCCAATTTCCCTTTACAAAAATGGGTCTATATCATTGTTAGTCTGGATAATCAATTCTTAGATGTTTATTTAGACGGAAAATTAGTAAAGTCCGCCAGATTAACTAATACATCCGGCGCCACGTTTCCGAAAGTTCCTGGCAACGATCCTCAAGTATTTTTAGGAAACTCGAATGCAACAAATAGATTGTATAATGGAGTCAGTGGACCGGTAGCTACCCCCCCTGGTACAAGCACTCAAGTAACTAGCTTTACCCCATTCAAAGCGTTTGCTACCTACTTTTATAGATGGAACACCGCAATGGACCCAGGAACCGCGTGGCGTTATTATATGAAAGGCAATGGCCAAAACACATTGCTCGGAAATATGAGCGCTTATGGTGTAAATATGCAGGTTACCCAAAATAACGTGGTCGCATCTACCTATGCATTATTATAAACATAAGAATACCCGAATAATATTATAAAGTTCTCCCATTATATTAATTATAAATGAATCTCCCACCCGCCGGACAGAACAGTCAACCTACCCAATTACCAAATTTTGTCAAAAATGCTACGGAATCTTTAGGTAATGCGGTCTCGGACGTCGGAAAATCGTACAACGAGGCAAAAGCGAGTGTGAATAGTTCGCTAACCGGGTTCTCCCAACAAGCTTCGGCTGGAGTGGGTGCCTCCCAACAATTTCTAAACTCCAACACGATCATAGCCAAATTCGCTTTCGTCATATTAATCATTCTATTGTTCCTATTCCTTTTTGGTTTAGGAATAAACATCATCCAATATTTTATCAATCCCTCGCGCAATCCCTATTTGATTAAAGGGATGATTAGTGGTGCCGACGCTCAAAATATCCCGCAAGATCCAACCCAAAAAAAGGCAATCACGTTGCAACGATCTAACAACCAGAAAACTGGACTAGAATTCACTTGGTCGGTATGGCTTTATATTACCGATTTGACCAATAGTGCGACGACCGCTGCGCCAACCAAATATCAACACGTATTTAGCAAAGGCGAATCCCCATTTGGCACAGACGGCATTGCGAAAGTAAACAATGCCCCCGGGCTCTATATTAGTCCTGGTAACAATGCGCTACATATTGTTATGAACACAACCGGTCCGACAGCGTCATCTGATGCAATCGTAGATATCTCCAATGTACCTTTAAAGAAATGGGTCCACGTAGCAATACGTATGGAGAACACGATGATGGATGTCTATATCAATGGCGTAATTGCCGAAAGAACTGTTCTTCCATACGTTCCTAAGCAAAATTACAACAACGTATTGGTATGCCAAAATGGTGGATTTAGCGGAAATTTATCGAACCTTCGTTATTACGACAAGGCCCTAAGCGTTATCCAGATAACGAACATTGTTTATTGGGGTCCAAACACCAGCGCGTCTAGTAGCACGGCAAGTACCAAGGGAGGATACGATTATTTATCGTCTACTTGGTACACCGGCCTAAGTTTATAAGAGTAGAGGAATAATAACGAATATTTAGTTATATTATATTGCTGATTTGATATAATATAATGTCGAATGCAAATATTAACTTCGCCTTAAAATCGGTTTGCCAACAGCGCGCCAAACAGCAAACATTTAATATACCATTTCCCCGTTACAATATAGTATCTCCTTATGACGGAACCTATACTCAACAACAGCTCGATATGAGACGCAAGGCCGAGATATTGAAATATAGCAACAATTCGAGTTCAACGAAGACCAACAATTCGTCCAAATCGCAAATATGGTCACAACTAGTCAAAGGCAATTCGAATATGCAAACCAGCAACTTCGCAACCCTGAATATAACGTTACGAGACTACGAAGGAAATTATACTACGATTACGGTAAAATACCCTGATGTATTTAAAACCTATCCGGCAGATCAGTACGTAATAGACAGCTACGGAAAAAGCGGATTGAATCCCTACGCATACCAGATTGTAGGGACCACCGGGTATTATTATTACAGAATTATTTCTAGGGGGGAGTTGGATGACTGTTCAAAAGACAATCTGATGCCCACACCAACTTCGGCGTGTGATGTTCCTGGACCGATAACCTATTTAATCGACGATGAAACTGTGCCTCTTTATAATTATAGCAAAAACGTCAATGCGTATAGTTATAATTCTACTACTGTACTAGAGAAACGATGGTTGTTTAACCCTACTTCCGATATTTTAATGACAAACGGACAACCAGTCACGATCTTAACAATGCTGATTACCGACAAAATCGATCAATCATCTTATACTTATACTCTGCAAATTCCATTTTCTATTTACGTTACCGGGACGAACATTTCGGATTCGCTGATATATGACCCTGACACCAACCCGACACCGACACCATCCTACTTTCCCAATTTATCATTAGGTCTTCAATCGCTGGCGTTTGGTGTGAATTACAACAATGCACCTGTCAAGTTCACCAATGCCCCCCTAATTACGATCTTCTCAGATAGCAATCAGACTCCGACCTACAACAATGGAACGTACATCGTCAACAACTTCGACCCACTCCAGTTCGATATTTCGTTCAATGAACAAATAAGCAAGGATTCTCCCCTAGGACCACTCGGAACCAATGATTCGTATACTGCCAAAATATATACCGGGGTTATCAGTATATCGAACATTACCTTACTAACTGCCCCTGGGTACGTCTACGATTTTTACCTGCAGATGAACACGACAAATATCCAGTTTCCAACCTTTGCCCTTTCGGAATCGTTGTATTACGATAGCGCCATAAAAACCACGACCTACGGAGTCTACGCAAATGTATCAAGTAGTCAAACCGTGCAGGACAATTGTACGGTTTACCCGTTAAACCCCCCTCCGCCGTATCAAACATTGTCGTTATTCGCATCGTAGAGTTGGAGGGCATAATGGTTTTTCTTTTCAAAGTCGGGCGGGAAATCAGCGAGATCAAATACGATTTCGTCTCTCCAGTTCAATATGCTGTGTGCCATCGATAGCCAATCGTCCAAGAGTTTGTGAACAATGTCTGTTTGTGAATCCCAGTCCATAATCACATAAGGATGAAAAAAGAAATTGTCCAAGGTAAAATTGGGATTCATTATCAATACGCTGCTTTCTATTTTGTTTCGGTCGAACGATTCCAGTTTATTTCTAAGATAGGGGTCGACACAGTACGGATAGAATTTTTCCCGATTTATCGAATAATATACATTCAACAGTTGTTTGAGTTTATCCACAATAATCCTGTAACGATCTTTCTCGATCGTATTCGTAATATGAACCCGGGAATAAAGTCGGGAGAGAATACTGAACCCATTCTTCAAGTTTAAACCAGAATCTAGAGGGACATTATAAATAGACCGTATGTTCACTATTTCTTCCTTGATCCATTCCAGATGATCAAGGATATTTTCCGGAATCTCGATAAGAGATAGCAGAGCTTGTCGGCTCGTATAGTTAGCGGATTGTTCCAACAATCTATCCCTCTCGATTTCGTCTAAATCCTTATATTGATAGGTCGACAACACACTCTCGAATAGATCAATCTCCTTTTCGTAATCGGAATAAGTAGTCTCTATTTCTCTCTTTAAAAATCGGAGAGTATCTTCAGACAATACTTCCTCGGTATAGTTTCCACCCCGGACATTGTCGATACCGTAATGACGCATAAAATATTTTACCCAATAGTTGATCTTGAGTACATCCTCCAATTCGAGAATATGGATGATTTTAAGGGGGCGATTATTCTTAACGAAATCGAACATTATTTGGCATTCTTTAAACAAATAATCCTGGTAGATTTTCGGAGATACTTGCAAGAATACCTTTCTGTTTTCTAATTCGATTGCGTAAAGAAGGAGATCGGACATATATAAAGTAATGGAAGGGGATATTTATATAATTTTCTGTATTATATAAATTTATTTATGGATCGAAGATCCTAACAACTAAATCCATCAGTAAGGTATTGGACGAAATGAAATGTAGTCCAAGACCAACTTTTCGGAGTATAACGTAGAAAAGTCTTACTTAGACCGGAAGATTTTGGTAAAGGATCGAAGATCCTAACAACTAAATCCGTCGGTAAGGTATTGGACGAAATGAAATGTAGTCCAAGACCAACTTTTCGGAGTGTAACGTAGAAAAGTCTTACTTAGACCGGAAGATTTTGGCTAAGTGTAGGATTTAAACACATTTTCTGTTCGGGAAAAACCTGCCCTGAAATGCACTTGTCTTGGTCAGCTATTTCGATACATCCACGGCGTCCCTGGTATTCCCCAACCAAACACCAGGATTTTTTGGCAGAGGTCGGTGCATTTTGTATAGGGTTTTCCGTTTTATCAGGAGACGGCTCCGAAGGTTTAGTCATCGACTGGTTCATTTTAATATCGAGAGAGGGGAGATTGCCGTTGGACTTACTGGCATTGACCAACAAGTCGCCAACATCCTGTACCGCATCACCTGCTATTTCTACTCCTGTAACAGTAGTATCTGTAACTATTTCGGCGGCTTTGCTAATAGCTGTGCCTGTTGTAAAACCCAAGAGAGAAAGAAGTTGTTTGAAAAAAGGGCCAAAAATATTATTGATAGATTCCATAAATCCACCTGCGACACCTAATAAATTTATTCCTAAAAAGGACAAAACAAGTAGAAATATTAGTATGCCAATAACGATATTTTTACTGGAACTCGGTCGCTCAACATTATTGGTAGATTCAACAGAATTTTCCATCTTAAAATAAGTATAGTTATATACTTATTAGATAAATTTAATGCGTTTTAATGGAATTATATTATTATAAAACTATAGTAAAATGGGTGTTTTTAATATTATCGAAACGTTTTTCTTCCTAAGTTTAGCCGTTACATTCATTCTTATTCTGTTGTTGGTGAATCATTTTAAACAGCGTATTAACGTATTAGAACAGAAATGCGATACGATGTTCGAAGTTATTAATAGTATGTTACAGGACATCGGCAATCTAAGTAAGGTGTTTTCATTTTCCGATCCGCGAATACAGGCGATGCATCCGGTGTTTACTAAACCCGAATCATTTTATGCTAATTTTGCTGCAAATAATGAAGCGTCTGACCGTTCAAAGAGCAATCCGGAAGTAGTCGTCGAATTGAATGACGACAGTGATGAAAAAATCGTGGTTTCTGACGACGAGGATGAGAACGACGACGAAGATTATAGTGATGATGACGAGTACGATGGAGACGAAGACGAAAGTGATGAAGAGGAGGAAGAGAATGAGGATGAGGGGAGCGACCCAAAAATAAAGATTGTGAATTTGGATATTTTAGATAACAAGATCGTTGTGGAAACATTACCTGAGAATGGTGATATTACATTGGAAGAAGTCGTAGACGACAGCAATGACGAGGATTTAGAAGAAATCAATACAGAAATTCCGGGGATACAGGTTCTTAAAATGGACGCGGTCGACGAACCATCGACTGATGACAATGTCACCTACGAAGAAAATGCGATTATAAATCAGAAAGACGTATATAATAAAATGACGGTACAAGAGTTGAAAAAGGTGGTTATTACAATGGGACTTTGCAGTGACGCTAGTAAATTAAAGAAGCCCGACCTATTAAAATTATTAGAACAGTAATTTTCCTGCGATAATTCTTCCGAAATCTCCGGAGAATGAAGGATTTCCGGAGGATCGTGGAGGAAATGCTAGATTCTCCTGCGATAGCTCCCAAAGGGAGCTTTCTCTGGAGAATGAAAATATAATATATATTATATATAAAATATGTATTCTACTCAATACGAGAGTTTAACAAGTGCATATCCTATAATCAAAGAAAGTTTGCCAAAGTCCGCGCTCGGTTACGGAACTAACAACAAATACCCGGAATTCCCCCCGTTAATGAGCGATGGGCGCGCAGTTATCGGATCCTGGCAACCCGAATCGACCGAAAATGCCAACTTGATCGAGAGTAACGGCATCAAAAGTAACTGGGAATATCGTCGTTTCCTGATGAAAAATTCACAGCAAATTCTCGAATACAATTTCCGTGAATCTTGCAACGACGTCGGGTATTTTAAGCGTCCGATTGATCTACCCAGTGTGCAATCGAACGTGGTTTCGGGTCATTCTACCCCCTTTATGTTCGGTTCGGTTCTCGACAAATCCAAACCATCGGGTTATCAGGAGAGCGATTTGAAAACCCTGTATTTGTCCAGAGAACAATTGGATGCGCGTAAAATATCGCCGATGATTACTCAGGACGATTTATTAAGAAAAAGCGGAAATTAGAATGAATAATTATAAAATGATATATAGATAATTTTGTATATATTATTATTATGTCGACCAAGTATTTTCTTCTTACCAAAGATGCAGGTACATCTATATATAATATTGAAAATGATCAGATAATTTTTCCCAATAAATCTAGATCTTACCTTCTTCCTTCCATAAATATGTCTTATTACCATAAAAATGGTCTATTTGAAAGTTCTCTAATGGAATGGTGCCGACAATTTTGTTCGGTGGAGGGTATCTTTCTCGATATTGGTGCGCATACAGGTACCTACTCCATCAGTATGGCGGATTGTTGCAAAACTGTCTATGCATTCGAACCTCAGAAAATGACGTATTACGCTCTGTGTGGTAGTGTTGCACTCTCTAATTTACCCAATGTTAACTGCATTCAAACTGCATTAGGTTCGCCAGAACAAATAGGGAAAGCCACTCTGAACATTCGTAGTCACGATGGTGGGGGATCTAGTGTATGTCAACTAAACCCATCTGAAATTATTTGTCAGGAAGAAATCAGCATTCGGACGATGGATTCCTTTTTCGAAGAAGTCCCGTTGACGGACCCCGTCAGTTTCATCAAGATGGACGTCGAGTACAACGAACTGAATGTCTTACGTGGAGCGGTCGAAACATTGAAGCGCCATAACTACCCCAAGATTTTGTTTGAAGCCAATACCGATTCATCGCTGAACAAGGAATTGTTTGAATTTTTAGAGAACGTATTGTCATACAACGTGGTCAATGTGGGGGGATACAATAATATGTTTTTAGCGACGGAAAAGCTAAAAAATTGATTACAATTTATACGAATAACCTAAGATATCAAACAATAACGAACAATATGGCAAATCAATTCAATACGACTGTTGTACTCACTGCGCAAGAGGGGCAATCGGTTACTATCACTGGTCCCAATGGACAACAGGTAATGGTATCGGGTCCAGGGGGACAGGTTACAATTACATTTGCATCTCCTGCTGTAAATGTAATTCCTTTAGACGAGGAAGAAGTAGTAGAACAAGAGGTTGAACCACTACCTTTGCCGGAGGTAGTTATGGAACACCCTGTTCCAGTTGTAGAATTTCGTCAATGGCGAGATGCTCAACCCGGATCATTCTTTTACAGAATTGATATGATGGCGAATGCGGGAAAACAATTATCATCGCAATTTAGCAATGCCGAATTGGAAGACTTGGTATCGTTGAAGATGATGAATGTCAATACGTTCAACCGAACGTTTGTGCGCTTGAATTTGTCAGCACAAGCATCAAGAAACGTACAGCTCAGAATTAGAAGATTAATGAACCCGGAGTTACGCAGAGAAGCCAACAAGAAGAGTCTCGAACGGTATCATCGTGTGAGACGTGAGCGTATGGCGGCAGCAATGGCCTAAATTCTGAATTGTGTTTTGAATATTGTAATTTTATAATTAAATGGATTAAATCCTTTTTTTATGTCAAAAATATAGAGACAACCTACCATCAATATAATGCGTCTCATCAGTTACGACATTGGCATCAAAAATCTGGCGTATTGCGTTTTGGAATATACCGACAATCAACTCGCCATCCTAGATTGGAATGTTCTCTCTTTGCTAGAAAAAGAAGTCCCTAGTGAACTTTGTAATCAAATGGTTCCAGGAAAAACCAAGAAATTGCCGGCGTGTAAATGCACCAAATTCGCCAAGTTCTCCAAAGATCAACAATATTATTGTGACAAACACGCCAAGAAATCCAATTTCATTGTACCTACCAAGAAACATACCAAGACCTACTTAAAGAAACTCAAAGTCCCCGATCTCCAACAGCTGCTAAAAGGCATTGAATTTTTTAATGTGGAGAACTTGGAAAAACTGAAAAAAGACGATATGATTGATAAAATTGCACAGTTTTACGAAAAACAGTGTTTGGAACCTTTGGTAAAACCAAAGGCGGAGAACGCGGGCGACGCCGATCTGATTCAAATCGGTAAACGGATGAAATCGTTGTTAAACGAGAACCCGATTACCAAAACAATCACCCACGTAATGATTGAGAACCAGATTTCTCCAATAGCTACCCGAATGAAGACATTGCAAGGGATGGTGACTCAGTTTTATATTGATCATATTGACGACGTGGATATTACCTTTGTTTCTTCTGTACATAAATTAAAACAATTTCAATCAAAGGATAAGATCGTCACGAATGAAGAGAAGAAAGAAAAGACTACGTACAAAGACCACAAACAGTCAGGGGTCATTTATTGCAGTCAAATCTTGGATAAAAATCCCGGTTTATCAGAATGGTCTAGTAAAATGGATACCAAGAAAAAAGATGATTTAGCCGACTGTTTTTTACAAGGATTGTGGTATTTCAAACATAAGAATATAATATCTTATGCGGACGATTTCACTATTTTATATACATCGATGAAGATTTGAAATACTCCGGGGTGTAATAAGGGAAGGGGTCATAAGTGAAGATGTAATAAGGGAGGGGGGTCATAGGGTCAGAGCCCTGTAAGGGCTCAACCTTGTTCACCTTTGGTGAACTTAGGGAAACCGTAGGTTTCCCCTAATATAATATCTTATGCGGACGATTTAAAAATAAATATTGTAAGATTATCATAATTACATTATGGAAATTATTGATATTGGATTGAATGATTTAGAACCGATTTCCCTGGATTTCGATGGTCCCAAACCCAGCGTGAACTTCGGATCAGGCATCGAATTGCTTATGAATGACAAAAAACGGTCGGCCAGCACAATGAATCTAAATTTAGGAGAATTGGACAATCTAGAAAATGAATTGAACGAAATGTCGGGGGGTCCAACGCCCTCCTCCTCTTCCAGCACAAAAACATTGAGTGGTCTCGCCAGTAGTTTTTTCGGGGGCGGGTTCACTGCATCTGAACCCGCAAAGAGCGTGAGTATGGAAGAGGTGACCGATTCCAATTTGGGTCAGGCTACCCGTGAAAGTGTGGGCAATACCAAAACCTGGGATGGATTTTCGAAACTCAATGAGATTCCGGTATCGGCGAGTACCTCCAGTATGAAGATGACCGATCGCGAGCGCCGTCGTAAGAAGAGGGCGATGATCAAGAAATTGGAGGATTGGTACGAAAAGGGGCACATCAAGAACCATTCGCACTTCAATCTGGATTCAGCCTACGACGAAGTCGAAGACGAGTACGAACAGGCAATTGAAGACAAGCGCCGCAAAGATGGGGTGAAATTGTACGGCCATTGGTTGACCACATTTATCAACACGGTCGAATACGGTAACGCCATTTTTAACCCATTCGATTTGAATTTGGACGGGTGGGGCGAGCAGGTTAGCGAAAACATCGACGATTACGAAGACATTTTTGCCGAATTACACGACAAATACAAGGGAACCAAGATGGCCCCGGAGATTGCGCTCTTGATGCGCATTGGGTTCAGTGCAGCCGTTCTCAATTTTTCGAACAAGGCGCTTTCCTCGGCGGTCCCTGGATTCCAAGACGTGATGAAACAGAGTCCGGAATTGATGCGTATGTTCACCAATGCGACAGTGAGTAGTATGAGTCAGACGTCACCCGGGTTCGCAATGGCGAACAATTTGATGCAGGAACAGGCCAATAAACCCCGTGGTCCCCCGCCTCCTGCCCCCGTAGAGACCAAGAACAATGGACCTATGCAACGCCCTGGTAATATGATTTTTACCGAGTCGACCCCGATCCGTCCGGACATTGTGGCCGGGCGAGGCGCAATGTTCCAAGAACAGGGGATTGAGACCGGTAACGGGTTTGCGCGGGTCGATGAAGAATCGCGCAATTTGCGACCTATGACACAACAGGGTCCGCCACCCCCAAGCCAGAATTCTCGCCCTGAGATGCGAGGTCCCCAAACTTCGGACATTGACGGTATCTTGGCCGGACTGAAGACGCGCAGTGTGAACATCCACGAACAATCTCCTTCCCCGACCCAAAACAGAGAGGATGACTCGATGATTTCGATCAGTTCTCTCCGGGATTTGCAGAATGGTAATATGCCGAAGCGATCCAACCGCCGCAAGAACAATTCTTCCAGAAACACGATATCATTGGATATTTAAAAAAATAACTATGTAATAGAGAACCTAATCATACTAGCAAGTGCAAAAGATGTTGTACACGGTTATAAATATCTTGTTTTACACCGGTACTTGAAATTCCGTTCTTTTTCGCAAGTTCCTTCAATTGATTCAACTTAAAATTAATAATATTGTATTTTCCATTTTTTATAATATTATCCATATACAAACGGGCAGATGGTGCAAGAGGAAATCTTCTTTCTTGAAACACGAAGAGGTTCTCGGTTCCCATCCCCTTTTCACTATTTCCATTGCACTTTTTACAGATACAGATCATATTGTCTCTAGTATCCGGACCACCGTGATTTCTAGAAACAATATGTCCACATTGTTTGCTAAATTTCGTTATTTCTCGCTCATTACAGCATAAACATAAGATTTTATCCCTTCCTTTAAAATCGCGTTTACCTACAATTGGTCGTTCCTTTAAATACAATGCACTACTACTATGATCAGATTTTGTGGTAATCTCACTCAATATATCATCAGCAATATCCGTTTTTTTGATAACAATGTTTTCGGATTCTTTCGTAGGAACTCTTATCGTCAATTTGACCTTCAGAAGAAGCGATTCTAAAAATGCAATACATTCTTCGAATGCGTCCCTAACATCATTCGCGCTATAAGATATCTTGGTCTCCTTATTTTGTTTATTAAACCATATAGGATTGATATTTTCGTTAAACGACTCAATGTTCTCGATATTCATTTTAATTTTCTTCAGAAGATCCGAATGATTATTTGATTTCAATAGAATAAGGAACAATGATTTAAACAAGATAAAGCTCATTTTTTTACTTTTTTTCTGATTTTTCGGAAAAATAGTAATAATTTGGTAATATGTATTTATAAATTCATTGAAACCGTTAAATTCTTCAGGTGTTCCGGAAAGATCTGTGCCGTGATCATCTTCATAAGTCCTCACCTTTTTCGCATAAACCTTGTCATCTGCAGAAATAATATCTAGGATCGCATTTCCACTATTATGTTTCACTTTTGAATAGAGTAAATAGAAGATAACAGTATTATGTGCAAAGAACTCAGGGCAATTCGGGTAGTTCAATGTTAGATCACGCATTATGTCGAAAACCGTATTCATTGAACAGGAAATCATAAGTGGACAGTTGACGTTTTTCAAGAATTCCGATGAGTTTTTGGAAATGGGCCTTTGGTTTTGGTATCCATTAAATAATGTATTCATTTCAATGAACGTATACACCTGGTACGAGATTTTTCCAGTAATATCCATATTCAGTAACATCTCTTGTTTCTCTGGGGATAAGTAAATAATATTCCCAAATTCCAATTGTTTTTTTCTTGTATATTCCGTTTCTTTGAAATAGAGTTGTTTAATTACCCCGTCCACACGCACTTCGAATGACGGATCGAATATTGTTTTTTTGTAAACGAACGGCTCCACCTTACAAAAATTGCACCAAACTCGCACTCGGTGCCCTCCATCCGTCAGGCACAATTTGTACATACCTGTATCTTCCAAATACTTGTATTCGAAACACATTGCAAACATAATATCTGGAATAGCTGATACACTATACGAATCGTTATATATTGGCAATATCGTAGTTTTGAACATTATCTCACATTGCTTTTTATTCCAATTCGGGTGACGTTGAGGATGCGGATTCCGTTCAATAATTCCTTTATCAATGGCTGTTATCATTGTTTTTATCGAGAATTTTAATGTTAGCACGTTACCATTAATTACCCCCAAAATTTCAAAACCATTTTCCTTGAGAAAGTTATCCACCTTCTCAATGAAATTAATCTCTTTTGTAGAACACATATTATTCACATATATTAGTCGAATAACTTACCATTACTATAAAATTTATTGCTCAATTTTTTAGCAAATAATCCTTCGTTGTATAAATAAACAAACAAACAAATATAAACATTATTTTTTATATAAAATTAATGTTTACTCTTTTTCAAAACGGATTTTCTTCCATCCGAGAAGCGGTACTGGTTTCGAATATGTGGATAACGGAGAAGGTGGTTAACTATATGAATCCATTTAATTTGGGAGTATGGGTTCTCTACCAATACAGTTCAGCAACAATGCATATACAAAAGTATTATCAAGAGTATTGGGCGATCAAGGCGGCTGTTAATTCGGTCAATTATGCCGGGAAATATGTCTATGCCAAATGGACGAACATTCGTATTGAGCCGTCGTCTGTTCAATGGATCAGTACGTGCACATTGTCGGGCGATCCGGCACAATTAAGTGTTGCGGTTCAAGAGGGTGAACAACAATTATGTCAAAATATAGAGCCTTTTTTTTCTGAGACCTATTATAGTAACAATGATTGGCCCAAGGAACGTGCCCAAGAATCCTACGTAATGGAATGCGCGATCCAGGCGGCTTTCGTGGAACCCGGGGATATGGAGACCCTGATGTTGATGAAGAGTGGCGATTTGTATTTGTCACGTATCGTCTGCTTGTTCCAGGATCCGAAGGATTGTCAACCGATCTCGTGGGAACCATCATTCGCGCGGTTCTTGAGCGTGGAGTATAGCCACCCAGAAATGACGGGGACCATCGTTATCGAAATGAATAAGGGATTTTGGGTAGAACGCAATCAATTGTTGTCCGCTGCATTTGTGAAGAGGTGTTTGGAATATCAGAATAAACCTTATTATTTTGATATGAATTATACGTTGAAGATTATGGACGACAACATTAATATATTTGAAATGGGTAGCGATTCGTACGTTATGGTGGGACGCGACGATTATAAAATATTGAAAATGTAATTATTTAATGCTTGTGCCCACTCTTGCGTCTGCGACTGCCACCCATCTTGCGGCATTTTTTCGACTTGCGATTCTTCTTCGATTTGCAAAACTTCTTCAATGCGCGCTTGGACATCTTCTTGGCGGTCTTGCGTCTGCGACCACCTCTTACATAAGATTCTTGTTTTTCTCTCGACTCAATTACCTTTTTCGCAACTCCTGTTGCTCTTTTTGCCTCATCTCCTATACTTCCTTGGGCAGCGTCAACCCTTGCCTCAACAGAAAGTCTAGAACTAGTAGAATCGGTAGAACTAGTAGTATCTGTAGAACTAGCAGAGCTAGGACGTTTATCGGAAAGTGGAGCCTGTTCTTTCTCTCTATATTCAGCCATTTTTTTCTCTTTATATTCAGGAGTCATTTCTGGATATGGAGGAATTAATTGTTTATTTACGTCTTCGATGCATTTACCCTTTTCTGTTATATCTTCTAATCCAGTAATAGCTTTTTCTACTAATCCTTTAATCTCAGTTATTAACGTATCTCTTGCTACAACGTCTTCCTCATTTGCAATAATAAAAGTTGTAAGTTTATTTGCTTTCGACTTTAAACCTTCTATACCAAATTGTTTTCCGTTACACCAAACAAGCATTACATCTTTGTCCGACATTTTTTCAAATTAATATACAATATTTCCATATATTTTCTTTTACCAATTGTTACAGTAATCCCTAAACCTCTATTTTTTATTGAATACGCTCCTAATAAATCAGAATAGTAGTTAACGTTTAATGTTTACGGGACATTTTCTTGCACATCTTGCGCCCCTTCTTGGAACGACGGTTCTTCTTCGACTTGCACCACTTCTTCAACTTGCGCTTGGACATCTTCTTGGCGGTCTTGCGTCGGCGGCGGCGACCACCATCCATCTCTTCCTCTTCATCTTCCTCTTCCAACGCTGTCGATGCTTTTTTCAATAATCCTTTATCTTCTTCGGTTGCTCCATGAATTTCTTCAGGTTTTGCATAAACAATTGCCTGTTTTGCCGATGAAATACACTTTTCTTTGTCAGATTCTTTAAACATACCCGCATCAATACCTGCTTCAACAACCTTTTCAGGATCATTATCAATATTTATTCTGCCATTCACTTCTCCACATTTAAAAATAATATCATTGGTATCACCCATATTTATCAAATTAATATACAATATTATCATATATTTTTTATCTGTAATCCAGAGCTCCTAAAATTATAACGAATAATCTCGAACAAAAACAATATAAAGTTTTCCCCAAATATACTATACGGGCGTAGTCACTATGGATACGGTGAGTATAACTACCTCATTTCCAACAGATATTGCTGATGCCTCAACGTTGTTTCGGGCATCATCCAGTTCTACTACGGGTCTCCGACCCATCGAAGAACTGTCTAAAGCAACGTCTCTAGGAAATCTAGAAAAAACTGTCATTCCTTCAGTTTCTTCTATTGATCACTCCCTCGATGGTAAATGGAATCTATATTACCATTTACCACACGACAAAAGCTGGGAACTTTCCAGCTATACAATTATTATGAGTTCCATTGATACAGTCGAAAAGGTGATTGCGCTAAATGAAACGATCCACGAAAATGTGGTGAAAAATTGTATGATGTTTGTGATGAGGGAAGGGATTACGCCTATGTGGGAGGATCCACGCAACCGCAATGGAGGTTGTTTTTCATACAAGGTGATCAATAAGGCAGTGCCAGAGGTATGGAGAAGTCTATTTTATAGCTTGTGCGGCGAATCATTATGTGTAGATCCGAAAAATAACAAGCATATCAATGGCATCGCCATTTCACCTAAGAAGAATTTCTGCATTATTAAAATTTGGCTGGATACGGCCGAGTTGCAGGATTCTGGGATCATCATCAATATCCCTAATTTATTGAAGCAGGGGTGTTTGTTCAAGAAACACGAGCCCGAGTTTTGATTTTTATATTCAAAAAACTAAATAATAAATAATAAAAAACGTTATTATTTATAGTGCTACCCCCTGGTGTTAAAAGTTAAGGGAGAGGTCATAGGAGAACCGTAGGTTCTCTTAAAAAATTGAATAAAATTTGGAACGATCCTATCTTCCGTATAATAATAATGATGTCGATGATTCCGAAAGCCTTGTTCACTGCTCTCCCCAGTACGCAATATTTACTCAACCCAGCATATGACCCCAAAAAGGATTCTCGTAAATACTTTTGTACAAATACGAGCATCAATGGAGAATATTTTCGCTCCAGAACCGACAACAAATATTTCCAAATTGTCCAAAAAGATTGGAAGGTTGGATCTCTCCAACATCTAACACATTTCTTTCCTTCTACTGAGATGCGATATCATTTGGACCGGGTAAAGTATGACCCGGATAAGTTTGCCATTGCCTTTTTAGAATTTACGAAAGACAAGGAGTATTTTATAGAGAGCAATCAGGCGATCAAAGCGGGAAATCCCGACGTTACGGTCGTTAACAATGCGCATCTGGAGGAACTCATTGCCGGTCTGCCCAAATTTGTTCCTCTCCCCAATGATATTATTTGATATTCCTCCACTATGCTTCGGAATATCTGATCGTTCCTCCCTTGATAAAATTGAATATAATTTCGACATAATCTCTAACGATACTAACACCGAAAGAACAATGTCGTATGATAGAGACGAAGCAAGGGACGCGTGGGCAGAACACGAGGAGGAGCGGATGATGGAAGAATACTACGATCAGCAAGACAAGGAGCATTACGAATGTATGCGAGAATTGGATGAGGAAATGGAAAGGGAAGAATATTTGCGAGATTTGGCAGCGAAACCCAAATACCAGAAGGACGACGAATATTATGATGTCGAAGCAGCACTAGATATGAAGGCCGAAGCGGAGTACAAAGAACAGATCAAAAGATATTACGACGAACTGGAGCTCGAACGAATGGTCGAATCAGAAGAAAAACATATGGAATGGGTTGTGAATGACTATTATGATCAACATTTGGATGAGTTAGTTGTTGACGAAGAAAAAGAAGAACGCAAATAATATAAAATTATAGCTCGATAATGGTATAATGCCACGAAACACCCACTTCATTAAGATAATAGGAATTTTCCATTTTGTTCATTCTCCCACACTAATTCTATTTCCCTATTTTGTAAATCGTCCAGATCTAGATGTAATCTATATTAACTATTTTTTGTTGATCATTTTTTCGTATACGTTTACGAATGGCGAATGTCCGATCACATATGTAACTAAAATGATACTGGACAAGAACTACATTGCGGGTGATAGTATCGATCATCAAGGAAGGAACGATCAGATATTCCGAAGCAAAGTGGAGGAATATTATCCCGAAATGTTCGAAATATGCCCGATCGAATCGTACATACGTTATTATGTTACGACCACGACTTGTTGTTACATTGTTTCCTTGTTGTACGTAGTTGCACGTTCGTCCATAGTCCCTTTGATAATACCCTTTTCTACGGTTTGTATCTATTTCGTAAGTATTCGTAGCAAACAGCTCATAGAAAAAAGAATTTTCTATATGATACAGATGATAACAAGAATCGCCCTATTTTTTACTTTATTTTCTATTTCAATCAAATAACAATCGTTTTGTATTCTTCCACTGAAACTGCACCGACGGTCGGAGTCTTGACCACGTTCTGGATTTTGGTATATATGACGTGAACTCCCTCCTCTGATTTATATTTGGAATATTGCTTGCATATGACGGCACCCTGAACCGCAATTTTCTTCAGAACCTTTTTATCGTAATTTTTGTCGGTAGGAATTCTCGCTACTACGTGACAAGATGATGCTTGGCTAATATGAAACCAAATATCATCTGCTTCCGAATCATCGATTAGGTCAAAATTCTCCTTGGCATTTTGACCTACCCGAAATTCAATGTACCCCTTGATCGCGTCAATGTAATTGGTTATTTTGCGCATTTGTTTTGTTTACCTTTTGTTTTTTCTATTATTTTTATTCAATTTTCTAAGGGAAACCTAGGTTTCCCTTATGATCCCATCCTACTAAGGGAATCCTACGGTTCTCCAAATGACCTCTCCATACTAAGGAAATCCTACGGTTCTCCAAATGATCCCATCCTACTAAGGGAAACCTAGGTTTCCTAGAAGCGTCGTAGACGCTTAAGGTTGCGCATATAGATAACTGTAATCTCCCTCATTGAAACCATCTTTTGGACCACCTGAATAGTAGTCATCTAAATTATATGCAGTGCTCCCTGTTTTTTTCACAAAATCTATATAACCATTGCCGTCGCTGAAAGAGATGGTACTCGTCACTCCATATTTTGATGCAACTGTCCGTCTAGATTCAACAGCACCAAACTTGTTGCTGCGCGTATATATGTACGTGGTTCCCCACGGCATATCAGTTTTATGATGAATAAATTGCGATTGATTACCACCCATACCTATATGTATTACTGTTGGGATAGCTGTATATTGTTTTTATATTAACTATTTTCTAATCTTATTTTTTGATAACTTTTTTCTACGTCGTGATACGCCGTTCTTAACCCTTAATTTTTTATTAATTCGCTTTTTTTGAATATTTCTTTTTGTATATTTTTTTATTTTTTGTCCACCAAAATGTTCTGACCAAAGATCTGGGGTTCTATCTATCCATTTATCTAATGCATCTTTATATGTTTCATCCTTTTCATCTTCTACAATTTCTAAACCGGAAGATGTAGAGAATCGTTGGCTACCAATTGTTGCTTTTCCGAAATCAATGAGTGCTAGTTTTGGGGTTTCACCATCAGATTTAATGAAAACTAGATTTTCATTATGAGTATCGTTATGAAATATACCATTATCTTGTAAACATTTTAAAAATCCTGCCATTTTTTTGTATAATTCCTTCTCTTTACCTTTAACAATATCTCCGTAAGAACTGCTTGGGATAATTTCTAAATATTCCATCTTAATGGTTATATCAATAAACCCATCTTTTTCAGAAGATATATAATAATCTACAATTTTAGGTATAACAAATTCAAAAGTTTTGCATTTATCTCTAAGTATTTCTACTGCGTATACCTGCAATACTATTTCTCTTAATATTGAAAGATACGTATAAGTATCTTTTTCCATAATCCTATATGTTTTTAAAAAATACCCGTCTTTTTTATCATCTAAAAATAATTCTGATCCCTTACAAAATACAGTGTATGGACGGTCATCGATTACAATTTGATGAGGCATAATAGTTTTTCTTTGTTGATTTGCTGGACTACTAAAATTTAATCTTTTAAAATTAAAAACAGATTCGAGTTGTGAATCTGATGGGCTAGATAGTGGTGATTGCGAACTTTGTTGACTAGATTCTTTTGTTGTTACGCCAGATTCTGGTGAACCAGGAGTTTTAGGACGTAAACTTTCTTGTAATTTTTGATGAACTTCGAATGCTATTTCTAATACTCTATAGTATGATCCAAAATATGTCGTTATAAGATCAGTGATATCAATTTTTGTATCTTCGTCTGGAACTATACAAAGACTGGGTCTTGCAAAAGCAGCCATAATTATGTATTAATATATTTGGATAAAATATTCATAACAAGGATTAAAGACTACATTTACGACGGTGGTAAGGGTGCCAAGCACAACTTGATCTCCCCCAGTGATGCCACATCGTACTTTACAATAAGTGGCAAATCATTCCCTAAATACATCTCTAAATGACTACAGAGCGGCGTGCATTTGATGAAATGCGACAACGATTTCAGTGAAAATTCGCCCTGGATAATGACCGACGCATCCGACTTCTGGATAAACTCCATATTCCCCTCAGATTCCGACCTAAAGATCCGGGACGATGCAAAGTTCCCCTCGCACGAGAAAATCAGATCATTGCCGACCGACTTGATCTCGATCCGGTCCGAGATCCCGTTCAGATCCCGGATGATTTTCTGAAAATCCGACGTGGGGAGATTGATCACCGTCGAATACTCGACATCCGGCACCACCAGTTCCTCCGTATCGGGCTCAATGAGCCGCAACTTCTGACTATAACATTGCTTAATATCCCCATTCTCGTATTGAAGCCCTAAATGGGATACAATGCCATCGTGGTAGTCCGCCTGGTCGATATAGAGCGAGAGCGTATCGTCATTCGACATCGTCGAAATCACCTTGAATAGGTGGAGGGTATTGGCGCAAACAATGATCTTGTCCGGCTTGCAAACGTATTGTTCGAATTTCTGGGAATGGAGGATCACATTGACTAAAATAGTATGAGTCTTGTCGAAATTGATGATCTTCATTCCATCTTTAGTAAAAGTAATGGTGGCATCTGTAAGGATGTCTTTGATCGCAGTAATCATATTACGAATCGGCTGGATTTGAACCGTTTTAATCGTTAATACATTGTTCTCTTCGTTCATATTTGCCAATTTATAGGAATCCAAACGCACTTGTTTTTATGTTTTTATTTTCTTTTATACTTTTTATCATACTTTTTTGTCATTATATATAAATAATCACCAATGTCACAAAAAACGGAAAATAAACCCAGTAATACCAACAATACGACAAAGAAAAATAAGGGATTTATGTCTAATTATAGTTTTTCTAAAAAGGCTAAAGAACTTCAGGAACCTAAAGCAAAGAAAGAACAAACAACCTATGATTCAATGAATGTAACAGGGCCCATTGCGGGAGAATCGAGAACCACGGAAGCGGCTTTGACAAGGGGCGCTGAACTTTATGGAGATGCTAGTCAAACTGCTAAAAAATCGCTGAAGGAACAATATGGTGTAGAGAATAACAAAGAGAACATTCAAACATCCAAAAACGTTAGTAGTATATTATTTGTTGCAGCTAGTGCTTCTAAAGCTCTCGCTATTATACCAGGTAGTGAATACTTATCAGCTGCTTTAAATATGGCACAAACAATGGCAAAGGCTTATACCGCCAATTTGAAATTCAAGGAACTGATGTACGACACCATGACCATTTTAACCAACTGTTACAAGATTTTTTCGCTGATCAATCGATCGACCGATGTGTTTTTGATCGCCATCCATAATCCCGCCGGTCTGAATGAGCTATTTACGTTGTTATTACAGCGATCAGTAAAGGAAAAAACGCTTGATCGAATGAAAATTGATAAACACGAAAAATTATACGAAACCACATTTGCTACTGCTTTGAAGGATGCTCAAACACAGAAGGAAGAAAATCGTAAGAACCTACAAAAACAATCGGGACCAGTAAAACAAGATATGGCGAATGTCAGCACCAGACTACTTGAAGAGGATCCCCATTATCTGCTCTATAACATTCATCAGAGCAGTGAAATCAAAGAAGAAATAAAACGTAAAATGAAGGATTTGATGGGTATGTTGCTCGAAAGTGCTCCGGATGACGTTATTCTGACGTTATTTTTGGACAAGACCCTGAAGAATCGTGGGATCGGAGACGCTGTCGCTGCAGAATGTCTTCGTCGACGCACTGAAAAAGGGACACTAAAACAAATAGAAAGAAATATTGTTGATGATTATGTGCAGAAAACCGAGAAAGAGACATTTGAAGAAATTTTGACAACAATTGATAAGGAAAACACTTGGTTAGTTAGTGGTTCTAATACAACTTTACTAGAAAATATCAAGAAAAGAATGGAGGATAAATACGCAACCGACGATTCGGATAAATTATTGGATTTAATATTTTACATTGAAAGTATTATATACTTGTACGGTCTTGGGAAAAAAAATGTGGACGAACAAATGTTCTGTCATAAACCAGGGAACAACGACGAGAACGAAAAGCGGATCAAACAATCTCAACTATTAGGAGCTATAGGTGAAGAACGGAAAAAGAGGGAATTTAATAAACTACTAGAAAAGGCCGCAAAAGAGGACGAATACAAAAAAAAAAGTTTTTGGGGAAAAAGAAAATCAAATTTGGCAGCAATGGGTAAAGGTGAGACATATACTAAAGCAGCAAAGGCTATTGGTAAAGGGGCTGCGTCCTTAGGAAAGGCAATGATAGATCCTCAAACTTATTTATATCTCGCCAAACAGGCAAATGAAATGAGTGCAGCAGAAGAAAAAATGATGGATGTTCTTACTGCGTTAAGTGTTATTAATGGTTTATTCATTGTAATGAAAGCCCAGTATGATGAGGCAATGCGATATTATGAAAAGCATTTGGATATCATTATAGAGACCGACGTAAAGAATGAAACAGACCCTGCAAAGAAATCTGCTCGCACTTCTATTGGGGTTGATCCCAAAAGGTACAATATTTACGTACGAGGAGGATTCAATCCAACATTGCCAGAAACCAAAGAAAAGGACAAAATATATCCAACTACGTTCGAAATGGCCAATTATATGATCGAATTGTCTCCTGAATACATTAATTTCTTGGTGCCCCCGTCGCTCCAATCCATAATGAATGAAGCAATCAATCAAACAAGTTCCGACGTAATTGATTCTGCTATGGAAGCTGCAGCTAAAGAAGCTAAAGAAGAGGCCCAAGATCTTGAAAAAATAAATGATGATTTAACCGACGAAATAACCAAGGCCGAAGAAAAGGTTGGCACTGAAGATTTCTATAAAGATGCTGAGACTGCAAATGTTTTGAAGGAGAAAAAGGGAGGAAAATCTCGTAAACGATCCAAAAATCAAAGAAAAAGAAGATCTACCAGAAAATCGTTCTATCGAAAACAAAAATAATCTATTTAGTAAGTATATATGTCTGCTCCTGAATCAATTAGCTCCTCCACCTACGATAGTATTACCGCTCAGATCAATGATATGTTGAGCTCGAATCGCCAAGCCTCGATCAGTATTTACGACGATGCCGATGGCACAGTTTTCACGTTAGATAGCGCAGGAAATCCTATCAACGAACTTCAGGTCAAATCGGTCAGTGTAACGAAGTCTTACATCGATTCTGCCACGAACGAACCTGTGAGTGCGAGCGTCACGATTGTCTTTATTGGCGACGCGACATTCAAAGCGGTCGATGACGAACATTTCAATTGGTTCAAGATCAGTGGTACGGATTTCCCTCTTAGAATCGTTTAAGTTAAGAGAACCTACGGTTCTCCTAAGACCTCTTCCTTTAAGGAAACCCAGGTTTCCTTATGATCCTTCCTTTATAATATATTATTTCCCTGATAATATATTATTTTTTTCAATAGCCTACCGTCGGGTTTCCTTAAAGGAAGGGGTCGTAGGGGAAACCATTGGTTTCCCTACAGGAAGGATCATAAGGAAACCTGGGTTTCCTTATTTCCTTAAGGAAGGATCACATATTTCCCACCTTTCTTCACCAATTTACCGATCAACACCAAATCCGAACCAAACTCTTTGGCTTTCTGATAACTCTCATAATCGTAGACGTCCATCGTATCTTCATTGAGCGCATAATCAATTCCATCCTGACTAATTTTCCGAGCATTCCATTGGATACGTTGTATATCAAGCCCCTCTTTCGCCCCCTTGTCTGTCTCGAACGAAGGATACGACGAGAACTGGTTCGATTCCACCTTGCCGAAACCGTAACAGACCAAATTCTCGTCTCCGGCTGCCCTCTTCGACGTACTCGCATAAAGCTGACAATCAATCGCGGTCTCCTTCATCGCCTTTAGAATCTGGTTGTTTGTCCTCTGTTTTACGCTAGCAATCTCGTACAACGTTTCGTCGGTAGTGACAGGAGTCTTTTGATCGAGACGGCTGATGTCGCGAATGCGTAGTTCAATATTCTTTTCGTCCGTCTTTTGCTGCTCACTGAAGGTGGTTACGTACAAAAACACTTTGACATTCCGCATATCTTCAGGCAAGTCTTGGTGACTGCAAATACGCCGGGCGCGACCGACCACCTGGTCCACTCTCACCATATGCCAATAGGGTTCCACAATATGGACAAATCGCGTGTTTTTCAGATTGATACCTTCGGCACCCGAACTCGTAATCATAAAAATCTTGATCAGTTCACCCAAATTGTTGTTTTCAGCACGCTCGCGTAATTTCGACGCAATGTTCGACGGAACCATATCCCACATTCCATTGTAAATATTACGTTTTACTTCTTTTTCTTCCGGGGTCTCGGTCCCCGTATAGAGAACAAAATTCGGTTTTCCGGCATCCGCCTCGTTCTCGATCCACTCCCACATATCGCCGTTTTTCTGGACGCGGAACTCAGCAAACCCGTTCGCCTCTAGGATCAGTTTCAAAAGCCCAATACCCTCAATCGTACGGAAATGGCTATAGAGCAAATGCAATCCCTCATTTTCCGGATTCTGTAAATTCTCCAAGATTTTGGCGAATTTCGCGCTGTACATCGGAAGAGCCTCTTTCGACAAATATTCGCTCACATTGGTCCCTGGTTTCACGGCAGCAATGTCTGCCAGGGCCTTTTGAATGCGATTTTCGTATTTGCTTATGTCTGTCGCGCTATCCTTGGCCATCTCTTCGTCTTCAATGCTCGAAAAAGCGTCGGCAACTTGGCGTTGTGCCGAAGGGACCGCGTCGAAATCGTTTTCATCTACGTCGTCGTCACCCTCTTCACCCTCCTCGCCTTTCTTCCCTTTTATTGCGTTGGGTAGAGGGCGTTCAATCCCATCCGGAAACGTGAAATTGCAGGCCGCCCGCGAAAAAATGCGGTAGGTCGAAGATATGTTAAACAATTCCTCGGCTCCTTGGGCCGCCCTCGCCCGCTTCTTTGCATTGCGCTCCTTGTCTGCCTCCTCCTTTCGAATCTTCTCATACACCCCAAATTGATGCGAGCTCATTACCGTTTTTACCACGTGATAATCGTCTCCTTCCGCCGTCTTCACGAAACTGGGTAACAGTGTCTCCTGGGCACTGCGATAATAAGAAGTCAGACCCAAAATACGACGCTGGAACAAGGTAATGTTCTGGAATTCCCCGCTATCCGGATTGATAAACGTACTGAAAAAAGCGTCGGAATCGTCCGGCAATGCCTTGTGGTTTTCCACTTTGATTGCCCCCATTTGCACTTCTAGACCATTTTTACGCAAAATGCTGATTACTCGACTCTGGAAGTCTTCGTCGCTGATGTTGCCTGCTTCATTGAGATGTACACCGTCGTATTTCGAAAATACGTCACCTGCACCGCCTTGTTGATTAATAACTACATCTTCCGGATTTTGGTACAATTGTTCTTCATCGTCCATAAAATCAGGAACATTTTCGCTTTGTTTCCTTATCAATTTAGACCATTCGTTACCATTTATGGAACCATTTATAGAACCACCTCTTTTCTTGGTCACATTTTTTTTCGACTTTCCTCCCACTTTCTTTACGCGTATTGTCCCCTTGGCCACCCCGCGTTTTTTCATATTTACAAATCCAAACGGATTGCGCGTTATCGTCAATGTATTTCCGGCATAATCCACATAATCGTAGGTTTTAAAGTTCTCTCGGTCAAACATTTCCAAGATGGTATCGGTCGTAATCTTTTCCGTCGTCGTCACATTGATCGAAAACGACCACGTTTTGATGTGCCCGCGCAATATATTGTAGAGGACCCCCACTTCATTCGGATAATTGATAATCGGAGAACCTGTCAGAAGAACCACCCTCGCATTTTTGGCGCTCAACAAAAAGTTATACAAATGGTACGGGATGGTCTTTGTCTTCTTAATCTTATTGACAATACGACTCACAAAATTATGGGCTTCATCAATGATTATTACCGCGTTGTCGAACGGGTTGCGCGTCAAATCGTCGGTCATCTCCTTTAATTTCTTCATATTCAGACCATTGTAATTGATATCCGTATATTTGGTTCGGATCATCTCGTCCAGTTGACGGTCGAGCTTGGTCTGGTCTTCCGGAGACAGTTCGGAATAATTCGCGGCCTTGTTGATGTTGACGAGCCAAGCACCCCCATTCTTCTTCACGTAATCGGTCGACAGTGACAGTGCCGTGGACAAAATGGCTACGTATTCGGGGTGTCCATCGATCGAAACGAATTCCCAAAATTGATTGCGTTTGTACATTATGTCCCCGCATTTTTTCAGTTCGGTAAAGAAATTCATTTTCAATGATGCCGGGGTCAATACAAAGATACGTTTGCTCGTTTTCATTCCTTCGGCGACTGCAATACTCGTACACGACTTGCCCGATCCGAGCGACAAATAAAGCAACAATCCGCGATAGGGTGTATACAGATTCAAATAATCCCGTGCGATTTTCTGATGGGTCAATAGATCAAATGTTTGGGAGGTGGCGAGCGTATCACACGATACTTCTCCCTTGTCCGATAAGATCTCCTGCCGATAACTTTTAAACATATCCGACAACTTTTGGAGAAACATTTTGCGGTTGTTCATATAAAAGTTCGATACAGGTATCGTAAGTCGTTCGCGTTCTTTGGGCAATCTATCTGCCACTTTTTGCGTGCGAATCACAGCAACGGTTAAATCGACCGGCTCCGCACCAACCTCCGGTTTTATGACAAGCTTCTTTGGTTTCCGACCCCTCTTTTTTCCTACGGCCAATTCTTCGGCAAGTTCTTCGACGTCGACTTTTTCGGGAACTTCTTCAGGAACCCTTTCTTCTGGCACCTCCACCTCTTGTTCTTTGACGAATTCCTCCAACTGTTTCATTTCATCTTCCTCTTCCACTTCCACTTCCACTTCCGGTACTTCCATAATTTCTTCAGGAACTTTCTCTTCAGGAACAAGACGGCTTTCGACCTGCTCCATAAACATTCCTGGACCTCGCACCACTGTGTCACGAATGACCAATCGTCTCCCCTTCTTTACTGGTTCGACAGTTACCGTCTCTTCTCTAGTAATTGCCATCTTTTCCGGGAGTCCTTTTACAAATGGCATTTCCGCATTTTTATACAATCTTTGCAGAATCTGGTCTCTGTATTCGGGCCCTTTCCGTTTGTTCACGATCTTTACAACTGGTCGTAGAGAACCTTCTTCTGTTTCTATTTTTCGTGCACCTGGAAACCTGATATTTACGATTGGAATACTGGTTACTTCCGGTTTATTTTCGAGTGCCACTAAAGGATTAAATATGGGGTGGCTCATAATATAATAATTCCCAATAATTATATTATATATTCATATTAATTTCAAGGAAATCCTTCATTTTATGGTAAAATGAAATCCCCTTTCACGAAAAAAGGCGAAATCGCTTTGGTAAATGTTCTCTACCTTTTGTTGAATATCATGGTTATAAAAGGATCGAATCGGTAGTTTCGTATCATCGTAGAGATCCAATGGTAGGTCAAACACGAAATCACAGGAAAATGGTTTCGTATTCTTACTACAATGTTCTCCTCGGTAATGGAGAACTTCGGCAGGCAATTCCTTCGAAAATATATATTCAATCAATGGATAATCTATCTTTTCAATATCAAAAATAAATGTCTTGCTGTGATTCTTAATATTGTCATTAAAATGCTCCGACGTCTGGGGCGTAAAATGGTGCCGATCAATCATCGCACTTTTGTAATAGAGTGCGTCTACGAAATTAGAGAACTTGAGAGGGGCATCTACCGTCCACGATCCCCTGAATTCCCCGTCTTTCTTGTATTTATCTAAAAATCCCGATACCAACCGTTTGTAAGGATTTCTGATAAACAATAGTAATGTATACTCACCTAGGTTCTCTGGGAGTGGTTGAAAATCCTGCCCTTTGCCACGATGAACCGATTGATCGGGTTCGCAAAATATTCCTGTCTGTAAATAATAAAACATATTTTTTATATGACTACACCCGCATTTGGCCGACCAACCAAAGATCGTTTTTTTTTCTTCATTGACTAAAAACAACATAATATTATATATACAAGTATTATTAATGGAATACGCTTTATATCGCAAAGAATTGGTAGCTACAAGTTCTCTATTCATTGTTCCAATATACGCACACCATTTACGTAATATACCTATTCCGCGGATCATCGAAGATTTGATTATTTTGCAGGGATGTATTTCCATCGTATTTTGGTGGAATCCTGTAGGGAATCGAAATACGATCATTCATAAGGTAGACAAGATTCTCGCTGTTTTCTCTATATCCTCGGTAGTTGGCTACAAAATAATGCACAATCCTACGCCATTGTTTACATTTAGTACATTGGTAATGTTTTATTTTTTTTATTTGTCCAACGTATACTCGAGACGGGCTTGGTGTTCTGCCCCCCATATTTTTTGTCATTGCATTGCCCATATTTCTGCACACAATTCGATTTACCTAGCCTTTGTATAATCAAGGGGGAGTCAGAGTGGAAAGATACGGATGTAATGCGATAATTGCATTTTGGATCATCATTATAACGGCAGAAGACGGTTTTTTATTTTGAATGGATTGGATCGCCATTTGCAACAAATATAATAGATTGTTGGTAATGGGAAGATTGATTGCTGCTATATACGTCATTGCAGTCTGTAATTGATAGATCAAATAGGATCGGGGTCTTTTTGTTTGCACCCAGTAAACAATGTTATGTAACATTGCTATAACTTGTTGTACTTGAATCGGATATTGGGTCGGAACTGGAACAGGAGTAGGGATCGGAACGGGAACAGGAATAGGAGTAGGGACCGGAACGGGAATGGGGGTCGGGGTCGGAGTAGGGGTTGGAACAGGGACCGGAATGGGTACAGGGGTCGGTGTCGGTGTCGGAACAGTTCCGCCTATGGGGAGAACATTTTGTTGAAATTGTCCGATCACGTTCCCTGGCGGAGTCGTATTCATTGTGATGATGGCCTTGGTCGTTTTCGGATCAAACGAAATAGCGATCCCATATTCCTTACTCGCTAACCATACCAAGCAGGTAAAGTGTCCGGTAGCTGCCGAGAATCCAGGCTTATTAAAATCGTACAGGCTTACCTCGTTGTACCAGGCGTCTACCGACATCTTAATCAAATTGATCAAATCTGACCCATACCCCTCAAAGTAGGCAAGGTTCTCTCCGTAGAGCTGGGATCCACTATGTTGAAATAAATTCTTAGATAACAGATAATCCGACCATTGTTGGGAAAAGGACGCGATGGTACTGTTCCATTTCAGTGGTGGTGCGCTATGTTTGGCACGATAAGCATTGATGTACGAGGTAATGTCAATGATTTGGTCCGAGGTTAGTGACATAGAAGACATATTATATATTTATTTATATATTTTTGACTAAATATTGCTGCATATATGGTGTAATTACAATACTATTTTTGTAATTACAATAAAAAATTGAATGATTTTGATACCAAAAATATAAAGTTATCATTCTACGAAAATTATCGCGTTAATCGTCATCATTCTCACCACACTATTTACCAAAAGAACAATGGCACTTAAACCGAATTTATCCAATATCGACAGATTCCTCCAGCTGTCACAATACAACCCGGAGACCAAGCGGTCAAGGGTGGTTTGTTGTGACGAATTCATAGGGGAATATCAATATCTAGAAAATAAAAACGGTGGTGGGTGGTGCCGATTTGACGGATCTTTCGGAAAAAAATACAAGGTAGTCACTGTGAAGAAGAACGGTAAAATCAAGTATTCGTGGGATCCCGAGGATCCGGAAATCGAAGAAATTAAAACGCTTATGCCCCCTTCTGCCGGGGTGGGTAATTGGATCCACCTCATTATGATCTACGGGGAACAAAACCTCAGTTCGGGACGGCCGATAGGACAAGGCATTCGTGAAGCCCTCGGATCAGGACCCTGTGTCTCCTGCGGAACCAACAGCAACATCGAAATCGACCACAAAAATGGGCTATACAATGACGATCGAGTTCTCACACTCAGTGGGCAAACTGTCGACGATTTCCAGCCTTTGTGCAAGCATTGCAATGACCAAAAGCGTCAAACCTACAAAAAAATGAAGGAGACGGGTATTCGATATGGAGCGACCAGCATCCCTGCCCTCAAGATGTTCGGTGTCGATTATATTTCAGGAGACGCCACTTACGACATCAATGATCCCAATACAATGGTCGGTACTTATTGGTATGATCCTGTAATGTTTATGACGGCATTAGCTAAGAAATAAACTACAATCCATAAATCTCCACCATTTTGTCATAATATTCTTTAGAAACTTCACACCCTTTGAATTGTCTCCCTGTGTTTTTGCAAGCTAGTAATGTTGTGCCTCCACCTAAAAACGTATCTAAAACGACGTCTTTTTCTTTCGAATGTTTTTTAATGAGTTCTTCGAACAATGGCAAACTTTTCTGGGTCGGATGAAACCGGTGTTTCCCACCCTGCAAAGGGAACGAATAAATGCCATTGTCGTATTTACTATTGAATGTCGGTTTGCTACCTTTGATACCTAACAGTGCTACCTCTCGGCAATTGGTCAGATAATTCAGCTTCGAATTCAGGGGTTGTGGATTCGTCTTGATCCACTCGATGAACCGAATCTGTTTGAACCCCACCCATTCCATTATTTCTTTTAATTGTCCGATTTTCCAAATGTCGAAGAAGATGATGGCAGTTCCTCCTTTACGGAGCTTGTCGTGATATTGTTTCACAAACCGTTCGAGGGTGTCAATGGTGAATTTGCTGTCCCAGTCCCCATATTGGGTTTTCACCGCGTATTTCTTCCCATAGACCGTCCCGTATTTGAGATAATTTTCTCGATTGGTATCATCCTCGATTCCGTGTTCCTGTTTGTACTGGGTCCATTCGTCCTCTGACTTGACAAATTCGATGTGGTTCTCCTCATTCGCCTTGACAGCTTCGAATAGGGTGTTCATACCACTATCCCGAGAGATGATATAGGGAGGGTCAGTCAAGATCAGATCGATAGATCCATTGGCCACCGTTTTCAAATATTCGAGACCCTCTTGATTCCTGATTTCAAATTCTAATGTTGATTCCATAGTAGTAGTGATTTATAATATTATGGACTATTATTTATTTCAATTTTCCAGTAAGATATTTTGCTTTTCTATAGTAACCTCTTTGGAAATATTTTTTATTATCTTATCACGCGTTTTATCATCCCCTTGCAACGTCTGGTAAAATATTTTGTCTTTTAACAAATTGTTGGGAGTGTTATTCACTTTAGCATCCGGGTTCTCGTTACACCAATTATGCAATGCTGCCACATTCTTGTATTCTATCTTTTCTATTATTTGTTTTAACCTGGTTTTGTCTTTGTCATCTTTGTTCCACGAATCTTGTTCTTTCAAATAAATAGTCTCGCGCTTTGCATCGGTGCAATGAATGGGACGCTTATTAATCTCCAAATCACGTAATTGTTTAATAAAAATATCCGATAGTCCGGTAATAAAGCCGGAGTTCCCTATTAAAAGTAGTTCATCGAAGGTTATCTTCACATTTTCAATAAATTCTTGTATATTCATTGCGTCCTTGCACGTTTCATTCAAGAATAACTGTAAATTAAACGTTTGATTATTATTCGTGGTATTGTTCATTGTCGGATTATTTATAACGGTAGTTGGTATGGTAAGTTGTTGTTGGGCGATTTCTACCATTTTATTCATTAATTCCTTGTTTTCTTTTTGTTGTTCGATCAATAAATTCTTAAATTCCTTATTTTCATTTATTAACTGCATAAAAAATTGAGTTGATAATATTTTATCAGAATTATCAGCATTTTTTGATTGACCCTTGCAATTTTTCTTATGACTGAATAACCCTTGACGAAATTTATAAAGCTTACCACAATCGCATTCAAACTTTTCGGGACATTTATAGGAGGTTTCGTCATTATTTATCATTCGTTTATGTTTAGCAGTAAATAAATGCTTATCAAAATCTCTTTTATGCTGCGTTCTATAGTTACACAATTCACAATTAAATTCATATGGGGATTCGGGGTTTTTTTTGTCATTCATTATCATTATTATTGAATGACAAAAAAATCCCTCTAAATCATTTGTTAAATAATAGTTATAGTAACAACCCAATATTATTATTTATCATTTTACTTCATTATGGTAACAAACCCAAAAATGGCAAAATCCGTTTTCAAGACTTTCGACCTGGACATTATTTTGGACATTTATTTTTGTCCTTTTTTGAAAATCTCGGTCGACTTTCTTGCACGTTTTTTCAATATTTGGAAATCGTAGGGAGGGGTATACGATTTTCACTTTGGACATTTATGTCATTCAAACTCCCTAAGTATTTTACAGTAATAAAAAATTATCATTTTATATTTATTTTGCTGCTATCATCATAAAGAAAATAAATATAAACTAATGTAGGATTTTTTGGTCATTCATTTGAACTATTATTGAATGACAAAAAAGTCCCTTGGAGTAAAAATGTCCATAATTTCTTATGGTAACAACCCAAAATTATTATTTATCATTTTACTTCATTATAGTAACAACTCCAAAAATGGCAAAACCCGTTTTCAAGACTTTCGACCTGGACATTTTCTTGGACATTTATTTTTGTCCTTTTTTGAAAATCTCGGTCGACTTTTTTTCGCGTTTTATCCATTTTCCGAAATCGTAGGGTACCCCCTATGATTTTCTATTATTCTATAATAAAATACATAATTTCACGCGGAATATTCAACGATCAAAATCCCCCCAAATGTTTGATCGCTTCATCGCAGGCCAATTGTTCCGCCTTTTTCTTAATCTTATGCTTTCCTTCTCCTAAGAATACAAAGATTTTCCCCCGTTTGGACGTCTGTTGATGGATATCCCCATACGATTTGAAGCTATGTATCGAGACGGAATCTTCGTGGTTCACGCTATGAACCGGCTGCCCTAAGCACAGATATACTCCCATATGGTAGCCAATGTCCGAATTGTGATCAGCCACTTCCATATAATGTGGCGTTACCTTGAATTCCTTTTGAATTTTTACCTGCAAAATATTCTTAAAATTGTCGTCATTTCGGATGAGACTGATCCAATCCACGTGTTTTTCGAAAACGGATTCTATGAAGATCTGGACCATCTGGAACCCAGGACCGGTAACAAACAGATTCTGAAACCATCCCCCCTCATCGTTGACCGAGATCTTGTTGAAATCTAGGAACATCGCACCGATAAAGGATTCGAACAGACATCCCAACTTTTTCAAATTGTGCCGATTCTGTTTTGATTCGGCGTGTTTCGACAATATAAACCATTTATGCAATCCCATTTCATAGGCCATCTTCCCAATAGATTCGTTTTTTACGAGGGCAATCTTCTTTTCTGTCATAAAACCCTCGTTCTCCTTGGGAAACCGGCGATACAAATAATATTTAGTAATGCATTCCAATACGCCATCCCCTACAAATTCTAGACGTTCGTTTGATTTGGTATATAGGGGAAGACAGTCGTCAGGTTTAGGAGTAATCATAATATTATTTTGTTCGTTTTCGATATTCGGGCGTTTGATGTACGAGCGGTGAACAAAGGCGCGTTTGTATAAGTTCAAATTGTAAATCGGAACATTGATCCCGTAGGTTCTCAATATCTGCTGGACTTCAGATTCACTTATGCTTTTATTTAGGGGATTGTACGGATCGAAAACGTAGGTTTCTTGTCCATTCAGGTTTTCAACCCGAATGTCATCGTCCAATGAAGTATGTTCTCTGCGTAGGGGGGCGGAAGGGTAATTCATATTATTAGGTCAATAATATGAAAACAGTAATTACAATAATAATCGTCAATTTTTTATATCATTTTTATTAATCGATACGAATAAAATATTTAGCTATAGTATATTAGATCATATAAAATGTCTCCATTTCGTGGATCAAACAAGACCCGTATGGGCAGTAACTCAATGACCGTTCAGAATCAGGGTGGCGGAGCACGAAAGGCCGGTTTCCCTTATATGATTGGCCGCACCCAACATACCGAAATCGCTTTCGCTCAACAGCCAGGAATTAACAACTTGATGTTTATGCGCAAGAATGCGTTCACGGCTAACATTTCGCGCCCGATCGGATCGACCTACAGCCCCAACACCTACTTCAGTATGCCTGGAGCTCGTTAAATACATTTTGAACGTATTAACAAATACTTTTATTGAAACAATATAATGGTTATCTACATCATTATATTATTCTATGCGCATCGTCATTGATAAGAGAGAGGTCGAAATATTTAACAAAACCCAAGAATCCCTTCTTCGTATTCCGGAGGAATCGATTCGTAACATTGATATTGTTAGCGAGGATTTGCCTATCGGGGATATTTTGATCCAGACCAAGGATAAGACGACCATACTGGTGATTGAACGCAAGTCGTTTTCGGATTTGCTGGCGTCGATTAAGGATGGCCGATACGAAGAGCAGTCCCATCGATTGTTACATACTACAGGTGTTCCGCCCCATTCTATCATTTATTTGTTGGAAGGAATGTTCTCGACGATTCAACAGCCCGCCCAGAAGAAGCTGATTTATTCGGCAATGACGAGTTTGAATTATTTTAAAGGATTTAGCATAATGAGAACGTCGAGTACGCACGAGACTGGAGATTGGTTGGTCGCCCTAACCGAAAAATTATGTCGGGACCTAGAGAGACAAAAGTCTCCTTATTATGTTTCGGTTCCTTATTTGAACAGTTTTCGACGAAATGCGCTTCCAGAGAACGTTTTCACACCTTCCGACCAAGAACCGATTCTTCCTGGTCCCGTAGAAACAAATTATTGTAATTTTGTCAAAAAGGTAAAGAAGGAAAACGTGACGCCAGAGAACATTGGTGAAATTGTTTTGTCACAAATACCAGGTATTAGCGCAGTAACTGCCATTGCGATTATGAAAAAGTTCTCTACCTTTCCAAAATTAATGAGTGCACTTCAAGAAACCCCTGATTGTTTAGATGATATTACGACAGAAAGCAAGGGCAAATCCCGAAAGATAAATAAGAGTTGCATAGAGAACATTAAAAAGTACTTTATCTAAGTTAAGGGAACCAAGG